AACTCAAGTAATTGTTTACGAGGATAATCTTCTTTAATAAACTTTTTCTTTATAGGAGAGTACTGATGGATATTTTTCCATTTCTGTAACTGCACAAAGTCTTTATCAGATGATACAATTAATACATCTTCACCTTTACCAAACTCTTGTGTGTCTTCACATATCGCTGCAATGATATCATCAGCTTCACATCGTTCATGTTCCACAACACGATAAGGAAAATTTTCTTTAATCTCTTCTAACACCATGTTTGTCATTCTAAAGAGCTCATTCCAATCCATCTTAGATTCCTTGCGAGCATCTTTACGTTTATATTTGTAGTTAGGAAAAACATCATACCGCCAGTTTCTTTTTCCATCGGTGCATATAACTAACTCACCAAATTTCTGGTAGTGTTTAGATCTATACATCCGAAGACTGTTTAGTATCATATGACGAATTAAGTTCTCGTCAATATCAAGCTTTTGTGTTACTACATTACTAATTGCAATTGCATTATAGTCAATTAAAATCATATCGCACCCATACAGCCCCAGCTAAGGAGGCTCTTATATTATACATCTATTTTTATATTTGTCAACAGCTATCTTTTTAAATGTTTTGAATGTATCTTACATCCTATAAATTCATTATAGAAATCATCTCTAAGAAGAACATCATAATCAAATTGAAACTTAGCTTCATAGTAAGAACATTCACCTTTTGTCTTACAAAGCTTCAAAATCTTTCTATCAAATCGATTGGTCCCCTTTTGTTCTACTAAAAGTTTTATCTCCATAGAAGAACCATAGTAGGAACGCCAATCGCTTTCTACACGCGTTCTAACACGTCTCTTACGCGTTCTAGTCTTTGGTAACGTCTTAGGTTTCCAGAAGAACTTCTTGCCAATATATTTCTTTTGATTTTCTCTGTCTGTTATGATATAAACAAAACCCTGAAATTCTTCAGGTGTTATATCAAAAGGTTCGTCATTATAATACCACATAAAAAAAGGCCCTTTCAAGGCCTATTTAGTCATCGTCTTCCATCAGTTCATATTCGAGTGGAGTTCCACACATAGAACAGTATTGAGGAATTTCTTCATTGTCTAGAACAAGAACCTGAGTTTCAACTTCACAAGCTGGACACTCAGCCCAATACTCTTCTTCCATATACTTTCCCCTTTTTTAAAGTATATATCAATCTCGTTTTTTCATATTGTAAGGCCATTCACCTTCTGGATACCAGATCTTATTGTTATGTATAGCACCTTCTACACTTTCGTATAATGTATAACCTTTGCTACGAAGAAACTTATACCACTTAAACAAGTCCTTCACTTTTTATTCCTAGCTTCTTCAAATCATTTTCTGGGACACAAGCTAAGTTTTCTATTGGATTGTTGAAAGATCCAGTATGAGATATAACTTCCATAGCTAGAGTTGGAGCATTCTGAGGATCTAAAACATATTCCATACATTGATCTTCAGTATAGAATTGTAATGTTTTTATTGTTAAAGGATCTCCGTTTACCAGAGCTATGAATATCATCCACATCATGTTTTCATCTCTTCTTCAAATCTTTCAAATATTTCTTCTATTGTTTTCTCTTGTAAACAATTGACACCTCTTATAGGAGGAACTGTTCCATACTCAGCTAATATTTTTCCTAGAATTGTTTCTTTTTTGGTTAACACAGCTTCCATACATGCATTCCTGCTTTCGAAGTTAGGATCAGTAAAGATGTATATGTCACCATGTATTGTGTTAAACAATACCACTATAAGCCATTTCATTACCAAACACCTTTCCAGTTACCTCTCAATGCAAAGAATAAACCACCAAACCATAAGAATACATGTAAGTTATCGTATAAGATAACATCCATTAAACTTGTAGGTTGTCCTATCCATATCACACCAGTCATTATACAAGCCATTACAATACCACTAAACCTAGTTAATGTATCTCCAATGGTTGGAATATAACATTTTTTAAAAATTGGAAACCAAGGATAAATTAGTAAACCTCCAACTAGTAAACCAAGACCAGCTCCTAGTTCTCCGTAAGTCACAAACCACCATACCAGTCCTGGTAGCTCCCATGATTCTGCATCCTCTAAACTAAAAGGTAACTTAGACATTCCTTGCTGAAGAAAAACTATAGCAAGTGGTAACCTAAGAAACCAATCTGCATACTTAGAAAGTAATTTCACATGCGCCTCCTTGACACGCCACTGCACCCATTGTGTCTATATCTGTAAACTCTTTTTGAGTTAGTTGTGTTTTAAAATCAACTGCAGCAATGTTCTGCTGAATCTTTTCCCATTTATGTAACAAGAACACATCCTTTAAACAATACTCAGTTTGTTTTAGATCGCCGTCAAAATAGTTTGTCGCGAACTTATTAAAACGGCGAATCCATTCTTTATTTAGATCTGATATCTCCCCACGATATTCCTCAGCCATCTGTGCTTGCATAGTAGCATCCCACAAATCTCTGAAGCCAGACTTTCTTGTATCTACAATCAAGCCTGAAGCAAACAATGCTGCTTTACCATAGTTATCTACAATTTGGTCTTCTGTCAGTACTTCGGTCATTGGCGCTTGCGCAAAGTCTTTGTCACCCGAGCCCGCCAAGAACGATATGCCTGCAAAAGAATGACGATTGTCATAAACGTAATCCTCTACTTCTGACCACATATGTGGCATAACTGTAACAGTGTTTGACACATTATGTCTGATACGAGGATCAGCACACTGCTCTACATTGGTACCAGCTTCTACCCAGTTGTTCTGAACTTTAGAAACCTTTTCTAATAAATTTGTACCATATAGTTCTTCTCTGTATAAAGAACCTTCTGGTGCTATAATTGGAAATCCAATACAATAATCTGTACCATTAGCTGACCATACAGACTCTTCTACCATATAAGGATTAGATTCTGCAATCAGTTGTGCGACCTCTGTATCTTTGTTTAACTGTATATGACGGAGATAACGAGGGCTATGCTCAGCATGTATACCGCTCGCCGTTTGGAGTAAAACGGAAGCATTTCCACTAGGCTTAACACACGTTGTTCTAGCGGCAGGATTAATCCCGATAAGCGCTGCCACATCTCTGTTAACTTGTTTAACAATTTCTGCTCCTTCTTTCTGAATTGTCTCATCAAATAGTACATCAGGGTTGTTCATCCAACCCGTTACTGAAACACCTAGTAAAGCTTCACGTTCAAAGATTTTTTTAGTTGTGCTATCTAGGTATTTGAAATCTGTATATCCTGCTTGTAATGTTCCCATGATAGAAGCAGCTCTACAAGCTTTAAAGAACTCCTCTTTCGTTGTACACTTACCACCATTGATCTCAGTTAGGTTACATCCTTGCCAACCTGACTTACCTTTTATTTGTGGGTACATTCCAATTTCGACACATGGGTTTGTTGTAAAGTCTCTGTCTTCAACAAAGTAGAATCCTGGCTCTCCAAATTCTTTAATAGAAGACATAATTGATTTAAATTGTTCTCTAGTGATCTCACTTCGTACGATAACTGCAGAGTTATTAGACCTACCGCGCTGAGGATTATCAATAAACCAATTACCAGTTTTTGCACTAACCATCTCCTGATCTTCTGCTGAGAATAAACAAATTGTTGCGCTACGACGAACACCACCAGCAAGAACAGCATCAGCAGCGTGCATAGCAATATCGTATACATCAATAGGTCTAAGACGTTCATGACCATTAAGTACTCTTGATTGAATTAAATGTTCAATCTTATCTAGTGCTTTTCTTAATGGCTCTGGTCCTGGTGCTTTGAATCCACCTGAGATCATAGCTCCTTTTGGACGTACATTATTCAAATCAAAATAGATCTTACGACCTTCCATCTCTGGAAATTGACCACCACCAACAAAGTAAGAAGATAGTAATGCACCTAATGCATCAGCCCAGCCTTCCACAGAGTCTTCTACTGTCCAACCCTTTGCTTGCTTTTTTCTTTCTTGAACACTAGGTAGTTTATCAACATGATGTTGTTGCACTGAGAACCCAGCTCCAGCGCCGCAGAGAAGCACGTAGAATAGTTCTGAGAAGAACCTAGGTCTATCAGCATAGGTTGA